ATGTAACTAAGGTAGACCTTATTGACCATATTGCTGACATCAACGAAATGGTGTGTAATTAACTTATTTACGCACCTTTATATACATTGTCTACAAAGGTGGTATAATAACTCCTAGTTAAAATAGGTGAAGATATGTTTTATTTCAATCTTGATGAAAATAATAATCCAATAGCGTGTGAACTAAAAGATTGGAGCGATTTATACGAAACTAAAGATGGTCAGGAAAGAAGACGAGTTGGATGGGATGAGGTTAATGGTTATGAGGTTTCAACCGTTTTCCTTGGATTAGACCACGGTCATGGTTTTACAGGTCGCCCACTCTTATTTGAAACAATGATCTTTGGCAAAGGTGATGGGGATGGTTATCAAACTAGATGCTCCACTTGGAATGAGGCCATTGAGATGCATAAAGAAGCCATTTCATGGATAAATAATGGGTGTAAAGATGATTGACTTCATGCATGAGTTTCATTTGTTTATGGCATCGGTAGGAATTGGGGTGACAATATCAGTTCGATGGGAATTGACTCCTTTGTTGGCTGGAATTTTATGCGCTTCACTTAGATCTACATTTATATTAATGGGATGTTAAAAATGATCATCAGTGAAAAACAAATCATGCAGTTGATGGAAATAGCTAGTGATTATCAGAATAAGATTGAATTGATGATAGAGAAAGAAATAGCACAAGGTGATGCTAAATCGGTCGCTAATAATATTGCTAATTTGTTGCTTATCATTAGAAACCAACAATCCGAAAAAACAAAGGTGATCGACTAAATATGAGCCACCAAACCGTTGGCTACGTTCGTGTTTCATCTCAAGGACAAAATACCGCAAGGCAGTTAGCGGGATTAAAATTAGACAAGGAGTTTGTCGATATCATGAGCGGAAGCATCAGAGAAAGAGAGAAACTGCTCGAATGTATAGAGTACGTTCGTGAAGGGGACATGTTGGTCGTGGAGAGTATCGATAGGTTGGCTAGGAATCTACGAGACCTCCAAGATATTTTGCATGGCCTATTCAAAAAGGGGGTTTCCGTGAGATTCATTAAGGAAAATCTTACCTTTACGGGTAAAGACGATCCCATGGCAAACCTTATGCTGCAAATGATGGGAGCCTTTGCTGAGTTTGAACGCACGATGATCAAGTCTCGCCAGCGTGACGGTATCGATGCAGCCAAGAAAGCCGGAAAGCATCTAGGCAGGCCTCCGACAATAACGCAACAATTATCTAGGGAGGCTAACTCGCTAAAAAAGGATGGGGTTAGCATCAGACAGATTGCCGTTCGGCTAAAGGTGTCCCGCGCAACTATCTATAAAATGCTTGCACAATAAGTCAAGGAATAACTCCAGCAATTCCGTTTCCTTGACTTTTCTATTGTGTGCAAGATCTAAATTTTGTACCATGCACACTTTTTACCCGTGAGAATATACGTTGAGATTTTATGTTGACGGTCACGAACTGGATGTTCAAGACCCAACTTTCTTTATGGACGAAGAGGAGTACACGCAGACTAACGAAACTTTAGATGAGATGTTAAACACTTATGCTGATGTATCAATGGCTCAATAGCGCTAAAGAACGCTTCTACAAAATCACTGTGCAAAAAGATGGATCGCAGATTGTACTTAATTATCATTGGGGTTCAATTAATACAAATCGCGGTGGCAAGAAAAGTCTTTTTTTGTGTTCGGAAGAGGAAGCGAAAAAAACGATTGAACAAATGATGAAACGGCGCAAAAGTCGTGGGTACGAGCTTATTGCGCCGATGTCTTGTTAAGCTTCAGCGGGTTCTAACTCAGCCGCTTCTTCAGCTTTGCATTTATCTTGTAGCTTTTTAATGGACTCTTCTGTTGCAAAAATAGCACCTACGCATTGTTGCAAGTTTATTTGGAACTGATCACGTTGTGCTTTGTAATGAGCCAAATCCACATTTAACGATTCCAAAACATTTACTTCTTTTTGTTCTTCTGACATCTTGTCGCTCCACTTTGTTGTTAAATTATGTAAGTCCCTGAAATAATAAACTGCGATGTTGCTTGCAAATCGGTATCTGCCAGCTGAGTTAAGCTTCCCGCCGCAAACTTATACAGAGTAATCACAGTTGATGCGTTAGCCGTAGTCGCTGCAGTAGCTGTAGTCGCACCAACCGCAAGACTTTGAAATGCCGTTGCAAGGGAAACTGTTGCTGCCGCTGCAGTAGGTAGACCTGCGATCGTTAGCGTTCCTGCGGCCAATGTTCCAAGCCCTGACAACACCAAATTAATATTAAACATAATCCTGTTGCCAATCTGGGTGTAAGCAGCTTGCTGTAGTGTATATGTTGGCGCACCACCACCAGAGCTTACCAAAGTCGGTGTCCATGTTCCAGTATTGTATATACCAACAGTGCCCGTAGTAGCCGGGAATGTGTAGGTGTTTGAGCTTGCTGGGAAGTTTAAGGTCGCCGTGTTCGCATAACCTGCCTGACTGAATAATAATATTTGGTTGGTTGTTGCTTCGGTTAATAACCTAAATACGCCCGTAGACTTAGTGTTCAAAGCCATGCTTATGGCGGCATCACTACCAACCGACAAAAGTGTAGGTGCGCTACCCGCAGTATTATTGTTAATTTGAAAAGAATTGGCAGCACTTCCAACAGTACCAATTAACAAGGCTTGCTGACCAGCCGTATCATAGATAGCATTAATGAGAGGCGTAGTCAGGGCCATATTTGTTGCGGCTATAGCAGCGGGTAACGTGCTGCTTATAGATGGAACGCCGCCAGCCGATGTTACTAGAACGCCATTGTTGGCCGTACTTAATCCACTGACCACATTGCCTGTAGCAGAGAACCATGCCAATTGATTCTGAGTGCCCGGAGAAACGCCACCACCAGCATCAACTATATAGCTCACATTCCAAGATGCCGCCGTGGTTCCGCTGGTTAAAATACAGGTTAATACAGCACTCGTGTTGGTTGCTAAAACCTGAATAGCATTACCGCCAGATGAGTTTACCGTTACAGCACCGCTTGAGTTATTAAGTATTGTATAAGACTGTCCAACTACCAATGTAGAGGTCACAGGCATTGTTACTGTTTGTGTGGTAACGCCCGTAAATTCTTGTATTTGATTGCTGTTGACAGTCAGGACAGTAGTCCCTGCCGCTGTTGCAGTCGTAGTGAAGCCGCTGAGAAAATTATTTGCTGAGGGCAGTAATAGTGCTGGGCCTGTTGCACCAACAAATGCCCCTGATCCTGTTGATCCGGTGAGTGAGTTACCGACCGCGTTAACTGTAGCCATTACTTATCCCCTTATGCTGTCGTCAATAGTGTACTAACGAAATATTTCGCAACCCATGACGTATTTGCCACGTCACAAACTACCTCGATTGTTTCCCCTGCTTGCGCGGTACTAGTCACCGTACCACCTGCCGATGTCGTAGAATTCAATACTCGAATCGTATCGCCCGCAGGTGCGTCAAGAATCCATCCTCCAGTATTGGCAGTTGATCCAACCAGCGCAACAATGTCACCAACCGCACAAACAGCAGGGAGAGTTACCGTAGTTTGACCAGCATTTAAGGCAATATATTGTGTATTAATAGCAGCAGTTTGGGTTGTTCCTGCAATCGTTGCTGTGGCTAATCCGCCGCCTGTTGCACTAATTGTTATTGAGTTGCTTGCGTTGGTCACTGTAACGCCAGAACCAGCGGTAATACTTGCGGCAGCCGGAGCGCCAGCGGTAGAGCCTATTGCAATTTGACCATCAGTTAAAGCAAGCCACTGTGGCACGCCCGTAGCACTTGTCCCCAATACGGCTCGGTTAGTGGTGGCCAGACCTGTGACGGCATTCGCGCCACTTGCATAAAGCAATGTGCTAACCGCATACGTGTCAGCAAATGTTGCTGTTGACGCTACCCATGCAGCCCCACTCGATCGCAGTACAGTCCCCGCTGCCCCAATTACTACTGGTAATCCTAGTAATGTTGATAACTGCGTCATTGTTTCTTTATAAGTAACACCAGCCTGAACCACCGGAAAGATATCCGTCAGTGCTGGGGTTACAATGGCTGGTAAATTACTTATTTTAACGCCCATGACCAAACTCCTTTTGTGTTAGCGTATTATGGCGCATCTTCCGTTAATATCTCTTGGGATGTTTCAGTAAGAATTGGCACGCCCGTCTCTGTTAAAATAGCAAAGCTATCCTGTGGCCCTGCTTGAGCAGTCGCATAGACTATGATGACCACCAATCCACCGTAAGCACCTTGCATGTCTAAATCCTTTTAGAGATGGGGGAAATTAATCCCCCATGCTTATTTACTTGTAGATGACATAGTTGAATGTACCAACACCAGCATCGGCGGAGCTTACTACGTCAAACGAACCTGCTCCGGGAACAATCGTTAAGATGCTCGCAGGAGTAGTTTGAGTTTGCCAAGCACCAACCACAACACTTGCAGCAGTACAGAATGCATCTGCAAAGTTTTGAGTTGCACTTCCGCCCGCAGCCGCAGCGTCAGCTACCATCTTCATACGAACCGCACCTGTAGAAACTACGATGCCGCCTGTAGACGCTAAGATGTCAGGAATCGTGTAAACAGTAGACTGACCGATTGTTCCGCTTGTAATAGTAGTGTTAAATGCACCGCCAGCGTTACCAGCTGCGATAATCATTGTTCCGTTGGCCGCAGTGGCAGGGAATGCAATGAATGTACCCGCGTCACCAGAAGAACCTGATGTGATGTTTCCAGCGGTAGACGTGATTGCGCCAGATGAGGTAATTGTTCCAGCAGAAACTGCAAAGTTACCTGTGGAAACAGTTAAGCCACCAGCAATCGTTTGGCCACCAGCTGTAGCACTTAGAACGAAGTTAGCGGTTGCAGCACCGGGATCAGGAATGCTAATAACACTTGATTGACCCATTACGCTGTTACGAACAGTCGTATTAAATGCACCACCTGCGTTCAATGCTTCAAATATGAATGTGCCATTTGCAGCGGTTGCAGGGAAGGATATGAAGCTACCAGCATCGCCTGAAGAACCAGAAGTAATCGGGCCAGCAGTTGAGGTAATAGCACCAGATACACCAAGCGCTCCGGTGATATTTAATGCTTGTCCTAGTGTTGTTGTAGTGCTTGCCGCTTTAATGTTACCAGCAGTATCTGAGAACACGACTAGAGCGTTAGCAGTAGACGCAGGGCCAGAGAATGACACGCCACCAGCTGATGGGTCAGCATTGAACACAATTGCATCGACACCGATGGCTTGTGGAATAGGCTCAACCAAGGTATAGAAGTTACCAGCATTGACAGAACCTGCGCCTACAGCTACATATTCGCCAGGTTTCATTTGTTCAATACTTTGTTGGTCTTCAGCGCGCTCTAGAACTACAGTTGATGCTATGCTCTTAACAACGTAGATACCTTGTTGGTAAGTAGTTGTTTGAGTGTGAAGTAACACGCGGTCACCAACTTGACATGCAACACTGTCAATAGTTAATGATGATGCAGCTACTGTAAGAGTCGCACCAACACCGTTGTTATTAGGGCCATTGTAATACGTTCCGGCGATATTGGATGTTGATGCCAATCGCACAGGCGTTAACCATGGTGAGAAAACAGTTTGAGAGAATGTTGTAGTCATTTTAAATTCCTTTTTAGATTAGTAATATTACCGTCCGAAGTTAGCTAACTTCCCCATACCAAGTCAGTCGCTGTCGTACCCGCAGTATTCACCTGAATGGAGAATATTGGATGCCAAACACCTGAAGCTAACCCGATAAGAGTCTGATCTGTACCGTCCCATTTCCTATATGAAACGTTACCTGAAACGCCTAAATATAGCCAGCGCGCGAATTCTACAGTGCCATTTGCTCCGTACATTGTATCAAGAGTGATGCTACCTGTACGCGCAACGCCAGCCATGACCCGTGTCGGGCCAGTGTAGGCATTGGGATCTAAAGCTGGAACATTTTGTAATTGGACAGCCATTGTTTAGCTCCTTATATTAAAGCTTGATAAATACATTCATGAAACTGGTAGGCTCCATGTTTCCGTCAGCAGCACCGCTACCTTGTGATGCCACTGATACAGTGGTGCTTCCGCCCGCGCTCATACTATTTGTTCCACCGCCAACCACGCTTATGGGGTTGATTTGAATTCCCACTGTAGAACCCGGATGATTATGTGCTGGCATTGCGGCAATCGATATAGTTTCAGAACCAACGTATTCACCCAGCGCTCTAGAGGTTAGGCCAGCACCAGCCCCACTGTGCCCCATTGCGCGACCCAATGAACGAGGCAAAGTTAAAGTCTTGCCTGCTAAAAAGTCAGCCGTAGCACTTGCACCACGTCCGGTTGATACAGGAGCCCATGCGTCAGCAACGCCATCCCATAAAGTCTTGTACAATTGATACGTGTAGGCTTGTGCAAGATTAGTCGCTCCAGACCCCACGTTACCTATTGAGTCATCACTCATTACAGCCCATCCGCTTGGACAAACAGAGGTTAAGGATGTTCTTATGTCACCCGTTCTAGGGGTCAGGTTTACAGAATCAATCTGGTCATATGTTTGGAAACTTGCATCAGGGTCAATATCACCTAAATACAGAGTTGGCTTTGTAAAGAACACATCACACGGCGTATTCAATGGCATCTCAACTTGAAGATATAACGCATCATCATCTGTTTGTAGCCCCGGTGTTCCCAATGATTTGCCCGTCACATCAGGGATGATTATAGTGTCCCTGCAATGTGTCCACGTGGTACTTAAAGTGAAAGAGGACACCAAATCTCTAACCGGAGCGCTTGCCGCTGTTCCTGAACCAAAATACTGCATCACATAAACATTAAGCGTGACAGGGGTTACGCCAACCCTCGCCCATATTTGAAACGTCATCTGCTGGTTAGAAAGATTTTTAACTTTTTGCGTAATGGGAAATTGAAAATATTTAAACGTCTCTCCGACAGGACTATTTGTGCATTGATAACGCACGTAATCGACCGGGGTAACATCACCTGTTAATGGTGCGCTTGCCAACGGAAATAATGGGAAGGTAAGAGTGTCTGTAGCAGGGGTTCCGGCGGTATTCTTACAGAATCTAATATCGGGCCCAACAACACCATAAGGCGTTGCAGAGATAGGGTTTAATTCCGCAGGAGTGAATCCTTTATGGTTACTTGGAGCAATCACTAGATTGGTCGGTAACGGACTTGCTGGATCGGGAATATGGTCTATAAAAACACTGTTCGTAACATAGTTTAATAGAGGCACATAAGTAGTAACCGTCCCACCACCGCCACCTGACCCGGGTGAGAAGTCATTTATATCCCAAATTAAATTGCCATCAGCGTCATGTACAAAAATATAGTAGAGGTCATCTGGAGCGGCATCATTGAACTCCCAATAGAATGGGCCTTGTACGCCGTTCAAATCAAAAATAATAGGGTTAGTCCAAGGAATTGTACCAGCAGCATCTTGATAGACTATCTTGTCTTGCTCAAGGTTCAGAGAACTTCGAGTATACATTTTAGCGCCACCAGCAACCGTTCCTTCATTGTTAATGATGACCCAAAATGGCTCCGGAGCTAAAGAGTATGTTATTGCCATGCTTCACATTCCTTGTGAGAGTAAATTAATTTATTCCTGTTCGTCCGAGGCTTTATGCCCACCAATCAACGTCAATTCTAAAGGCTTAAGACTATTCTTCTTACCTGATGATTTCGCCATCTTCTTCACTAATTTGGTGCGCGTTTTTTCAGACCTTAATGCTTTTGCTACGACAGGCGCTCCTAACATCTTAGCACCTAGGCTTGCAGGAGACTTAGAAAGAAGCGGCAAAATGTCCATGTTCATTTGCCCAGTCTCGGGGTTTTGCATTAACTTCAAACCCTTGGTATTCATATCAACAAGATTAACATAATCTCTTAACGCGTTCCTTATTACAGGATTAGGAAATAAAGCCTCAAATTGCTTATTGCCTAACGCGTTTTTGCTTAATAACGTCTTAAGCTTCAGTGGATTAAGAACGTTGTTTTCATCCATTGCTCGCTGTAGATAACCATATCCCAATAAATTCCGATCTTCCATAGGCAGTTTATCGGTAACCTTTTTAATTAAGTTAGCTCTATCAGACGACTTGCCTGTTTTAACGAAAGACTGGATCAATGTTTCTGGATCGGCATTGCCATTAATAAATTTATAAATCTGCTTATCCAAGAACGGTGAGAACTTTTTAGCATAGTTTTCTTCAGCTGCGTTATAGGCTTGCTTTAATGGTTCATGACCTGTTTTCTCAATTGCACCTTGGATATCGCTCTTTAATGTCCGAGCCAAATCTCCAAATACTCCAGCTAAATGCCTATCAGACGGATGAGAAGACGCGCCGTGCTGATTGGATAATTGATTCAATTTTCCTTTTAATAAATTGGCTTCTTCAAGTCTCGGCCTTGTAACCTTGGTTTCTTGAGACAAAGGTTTGCCAAATTCATCGACAATTTGACCCATGGTGGTTTGCGTTTTAACGGGCTCCTCATAGCCGCCCAGCTTTCTTAATAGGGCTTGCATTTCAGGCTCATATTTAAGAATGGCCGTGTCTTCAATCGCATTCTTATGCTGTTTAACCTTGTTCGAAAAGTTTGGCAGGTCAAGCTCTAAACCTGTTTCATCGGCCAATTTATTTACATTGGCATAGTGTGCGTTCTTTTCGCCTTGATGAGATTTGAATGAAGACTTGAGAGCATCATTCAAATACTTGTCTAGGTTTTCGATGTTGCTATTGCCAGCAAGTTGATCCATCAAACCATGACCACGGTTAATAATTTCACCAGCGTTCTTTTGCATGGCCTCATTAACCCCTGAGAACGGTATTTTAGAGAGTACATTTTCATTTAAGCGCTTAAGCATAGGATTGCCAATAACATCGCCAAGACCCGTTTCTGTGCCTTGTGTGATTCTTAAGTTATTCTGCAACTCTTCTGGTGTTAAGTTACCACGCAAGAAATTCTTAGGACGTAACTTACCTAAAGTTCCAACAGCCTTAGTGGCTGGAAGGAGGGCGGGAAGGTTTCTAACTGCTCCACGAATAAGTTTTTCACCTTCAAATTGTGGCTTATCAAATAATTGATTGATTGCCTCGGTAGTATCTGGGGTAATCTTATTTAAAAAGTTCGGCACACTCTTAGGCAATAAGTGAAGCCGTTCATTTGCATATTGCGCAAGACCTACTGGAATATGATTTAATGCGTTAATGGCCTCTTGGCTTCCCGCAAGTGCTTGCATAGCTGCGTGAGCCTTGTGATTTTTAGCGATATCCCAAAGACCTGGCACTTCTGTTTTGCTTTGTCGGTATAGTTCAGGAATCTTTTGCAGACCGTGCCATGCGCCCATTCCAACGTCTTTTGCAACGCGAAACGGAGCGTAAGCTAAGGATTTAAGCACGCCCTCGTCTTCTGTTGGCTGCTCTCCTTCCACTGTCCAGTCGGATAGGTCACCAGCAGATTCTTGAGGAATATTTTTTATTCTCTTGGGTCTGCTTTCATTAACGACTTCCCATCCAGCAAGGTCAGACATTCTTAACCCCTCTTTGTCTAGCTTCCCAAAGCGGCAATCTAATGGTTATACCGGGATTTTTAGGGTCTTTTAAGGTAATCATAGGCGATGTTAATTTTTTCACTTCCCTATCAATAGCCTTTACATCGACCATTTTGTTTGCTCTTTTTACTGCATCCCCTATGTTCATATGCTTGTCTTGCATCAAATCAAGGATGATGTCGTTCTTTCTTTCTGCAATCTCTTTTAATGCTTTAAGAGCTGTCAACTTACCGCGTGCGGTGTTCACTGTATCATTTTCATTAGGCTTCAATTGATCTGCGTAATCAAACTCACGCTTCATTGTGTTTCCCTTGAACTGATTAACAGTCGCCCCAGCGAAGCTCTTAACGTCTGCAATAAAATTACCTATCATTTCTTGCTGCTCAGGTGTTCCCACCTTACTTAAGGCATTAAGCTGCATGTCTTGGTAGAACGGAAAGTCTTTGCGCAATGACATGAATTTTGGATCGTTAATGTCATCAATAATCCTGTCAAGGTTAGCACCTGTATTGCTTAACTGTAATTGCTGCTCACCTATGTCATTAATAACATCCGCACGATGCTTACCGAGTATCTTGCCCTCTTCGATATCGCCTTTTAATCTGCCAGTGTTTTCTGCCCACGTAGGCTGTCTTGCAGCACGCTGTCCTTCGGTCAGCTCTAAATTCATAGATGGCTCTGTCTCATCACCATACACAGGCTCACCTTTACTGTTATACCATTGTTCGCCTTCAAGACTTACACCGCCCGGTGGTCTTGGCGCAGGGTTGTTGCGTTGCACGGGTGCATCGGAATACCCCGGAGGTGCATTGTATTGCCCGGGATTAGACGCAGATCCACCCAAAGCGTTGCCATTCTTCTGAGGCGTTGCACCAAATACATTTTTAAATTTATCAGCAATCCATCCAGATAATGCGTTAGTTCCGGGTTGACCAATTCCCGATGGATGGCCGCCTTGCATCTGATTAAATGCGTTGATCCCAGAGCCTTGGCCCATGCCAGCTCCAACGGCCTTTTGCAACGCTTGTCTGGCAGCATCATCGCCCATATTAGCGACCGCAGCATCATTGCCCAATAACTTAGCCAAGAATTGCGGGCCCATTAAATTAGCATAAGCAAGCTTAGATGCTGCCTCAGCTTGTGTTGTTAATGGCATATATTGTGCTTTAATAGAGTTAATTTTGCGCAATATCATATCATTGGCAAGAGAATTCATGCCGCCCATTGCGGTAACCAGTGGGCCTCCGGGGCCAACATCTGAAACAACTCTTGGTAATGGTAGTGCCATAATCAATCCTTATAAGAAAAAGCTTCCAATCATTCCAAGCCCACCACCGATAGTGTTCCAGAAATCTTGTTGCTTGCCAGCTTCTTTACCGTAGGCTGCTTGACCCATATTGTTGCCCATTTGGCCATACAAGTTACTCAAGGAATTAGCGGCGTTTTGGCCGCCTTGCATCAAATTATTTTGACCTTGGCCATATTGGGTATTGATTCCTAATACGTTCTGTAACCATTGGTTTTGATCAGCCGATGCAATTTGCCCTGCGTTTTGCTGCAATTGTTGCATCAATGGAGTGCTTCCCATTAATCCACTTGCAGATGCAGCATTTTGTCCGGCATTCATTGATTGCTGTTGTAAATTTTGAGCGTAAGGACTGGTCGAGTAGTTTTTCATCTGGTCATTGATGAATTTCGATGGGTCTTGCTGACTTTGCAACCATTTCTGGTAATCGCCAATAGCACCCTTACCCGCATCTAAATAGGGTTGTTGTGTGCCCTGAGCTTGCTGCATCCATTGCTGATATTGCTGCATAGCCTCGTCATACGGCTTGCCGGAATCTCCAAACAGTCCACCAAGGAATCCGCCGAGCCCGCTTCCAAACATTTGTGAGTTAAAGTTCATAATCACATTCCTTGTGAGTTATTCGTTTCATTTTATACAACTATAGTCCAACTTCCTACACCTGCCGTGACAAGCCACACCTGTACTTGTGCTGTTCTTGGTGTGACTGGTGTATTGGAATCAGACACATAAATCAACTGCCCTTCTTGGGGATTTTGAATAGCATCCCTTTGCTCTAAGGTAATGTTTGGAATGAACGCGCCACGTGCCGATAGATATTCGCGCAATGATTCCACAAATGTGGCCATAAAATCAGACCATACATTACTTAAATAGACTTGGTCTTTGATCACCGGGTCATAAGTTGGGAAATTATCAAAGTCTCGTGCCATCAGTTACTCCGGTAATGTCTCAAATGCCCACGCCGCACCTAAAATAATGAATGGGATATCATTAAAAAACTCAATTTTAGGTATAAACCCTTGTCCTCTAGGGGTTGTCCCTAGCTTTCTCCACAATGTTCTATATGTGCGTTCGCCAATCTTTCCCATAGGTGCTTGCAAGTAATTGCCATATGTTTGGCCACCATCTTTTGATATGGCTAAATATACTGTGGCATGCCCACCACCCGTAGTTATTACCTGATCTGTTTCAATGACGACCCCTGATTCGGTCAGGATATCTTCTTGATCTTCCGTCCAAAGAGGGAGAGGAATCGTCTGGTCTAGAGCCTCTTGACCTTGAAGCAAGTCAATCTGAAATCTATCAATCCTTAGCCTATTGTACCCATCAGGGCTCATCTGTTTACCAATCCTCATGCGCCTGATGACTTCCCCGTTATTGGTAGAAACATCATCTGCTACAATGAAAAATAGTGGTAAATGATAATCACCGTAATAATTAACCCCATCAAAGTAAGCGTGGGTCTGGGCGGGGTGCCTATTACCATTTAACACCTCCTCTTCATGCCACTTCGGTGATTCAGCTGTACTCATGGTTACGTTTAGTACAAAAGTGTGATTCGCTAGTGTAAAGTTTAATCGATAAAAGATGAGGCCGTTTTCCTTGATAAGTATTCCGCGAGCATCTGCGACACCTGTAGCGGGGTCTGCTGCGTATTGGGCCAGCTGGAAATCAAGCGCCCTGTTGCTCACCAATATAGACTCTGTACCCTTTACCTCCATAACACCCGCAAGACCGTCTTTGTCTTGAGCCAAGAAGAACATGCGGTCAAAACCTACTGAAACACTTCCCAAAGCTGGTGTTCCTACCTCCATCAGCAATGAATTATTGCGTCTGAAGGGTAAATTAGTACCTAGTCCTGCGTTTTCCCAAACCTCGGTATAGTTCTGGGAAAAAAGAAATATTCGTCTATGTAAAGTGCGACATGCGACAATTGTGCCAGGGTGTGACGTAATACTGCCAAGTTGTAACTGCCCTGTGACTATTATCGAGTTGGTTGGCAAACCATTCGTTAATATGTCTATCGGAACGTTAGCTATAGCATTCGCGTAGCTGGTCGCTAACTTAATTGTTCCGGGATTGGTAGTGGATGAACCAACCCTGATCACATAGTAAGTCGTACCCGCGACCAGCGGCGAAGGCAAAGTGCCCGTTGTCGTCACAGTGATGGGAACACCGGTTGCAAAATTCGCATTGCTGACACTTAAGGTCAGGATATCTGTTCCTGAGTCCGCTGTAAAAGTTCCTGAGGGAACTGACGCTGAACCTCCACTCCAAACCATCCCTTGATTAAGCGATGACAATTGAAATGTATTGGTGTCACCGTTAGCGACCAAAAAGAAGCCGTCTAAATAACAGACATCGATGGGGTTGGCTGGGAAGCCTGTGTCGGTAATTTCTTCAAAAGTGTTTGCATTAGTGTCCCAAATCCAACCTTCTTGTCCGTCTGCAAATATTACCTGATACGTGTTTGCATCTATACCAACAAATCCCGCAGTAGTTGTAAGATTCCCAATAAGACTTGTAGTAAGGAGCCCTGTCGATCCTGTAGTTCTAAATACAGAATCTCCATAAACCTGATATATTGCATCGTCAAAAACAAAAGTCGCTCTCGAACCACCCGATTCAGATCCAAAATCAAGACCAGCATCAACCAGCCCAGCGGTAGGCAGTAAAGCTTTTGGGCGCTTCCCCTGAGGATCGACATACTCAAACATATTAACCGTTCGCTCAGCACTAATGGTGCTAACGCGCTGGTTATCATAACTGCCAACCAAGTCATAATCTGTAGCTTTAGTCGCCATATTAGTACGCCAGTATATTTTGCCAGTAGAACGGCTCTGGTCTACTTAATATCGCTGACGGCCTCACGGTTAGGTCAGTTTCATTGGCATTTTTAATTATGTTGAAGTAATCCTGATACTCCTGTTCCGCTGTTTCAGGCCAATTTGCTGACGGATAATAAGATATGAATTTACGTGCCAAACAATATTTAAGGAAACCATAGTAAAAAGGAGGTAGTTCGGTTAATTCTTCATTCGCTATAAGCTCGTTAATCATGACCTTAACACCTAACAAGCAAGGATAAGGCTGGTCAGGTGCCGGATATAAGGTCACAAAACTCTCTGTGGCTTGTTTATCTAAGAAGATAAAGCCGGGTCTGGTGTTTAACGGCAAAAGCCTTGTCACTCCGTAATATTGAGCCTTGTTTATGATTTGCAGCGGGTAAATAATGCCCTGCCCTGCACTTGGAACGGTATAGTTTGCAAAAGAGAGGTCAACTATGCGGTTAGATGTCACATCCGCTGTAACCATGTCAGAAATACTATAGGTTGGCTGATCGGCCACCATCGTAAAGCTTAACTCTTTTAAGAACGGAATATATATGCTGTCTGCGGCAAACTTATCAATTAATTCATTAAGGAGCTCTAATCCTGAGGACAACATGAACGAGTCAGGTGTTTCACCAACACCTAATTCACCTGTTAAATAAAGAGCATTAATGATTAGCTCATTGGTAGTCCTCGTGACTTGTGGCATAGCATATCCTTATGTTTATAAATCGTAAGAAAATCGACACATCCGAAGGACATGTCGATCCCGTAGACTTATTTCAAAGGATAAGCGTCATCAAGACCCGCGCACAATTTACGAGCTGAGACTTGCGCTTTTTCACCATCATTGCTCATGAAGGCATCAAAGTGCTTCATTTCAGCAGGAGCGCCAGGACGATTACCCATGTGCTTTTTCATCTTTGCTTGTTCGGCTTTAACAAACGCATTGTTTGATTGAACCATTTTATTGTCTTTCATCGGATTTCCCCTTTAGTTTGTCTATTGCCTTCCTTGCGGTCGGCTTAGATTCCTGTTTGATCTCATCTTCTACTTTGGCGCGATATTCCTTCGCCTTTGCAGGACTATCAAACCAACCGCCCGATGCTATCAGGCGCTCTGCTTCATCTTCTTCGACCACACGCATGGGGTCGATTGGGTGAAATACACAATTCAGCATCGGTCAGTTCCTTATGACAGTACAACAACCGCATATTGATTGTGCCATTTGAATCCGCACAGTAAGTCAATACGCATGTAGTTTTGATAACCAAGGATGTCACCTGTTTGAGTAACAGCAAGAGACAAGCCAGTTTCAGGGTCAACCGCTACAGATGCATAAGGTACTTGCAGCTTGTAAAGCGGAGGACAAACGATATCTAAACCGCGTGATGGGTAAGCCACGTTTACGTTATGACTTGCAACCATTGTTACAGGAGCATTGTTAGGAACAGCATTGCTCACGTTACGGTTAGGGTTCAACGTATCAGAGATAATGCTAGGACTTACAGATACGGTGATATCACCTGTTCCGTTAGAGCTTGCATTGGCTGTTACTACGAACTGCATGTCTTGGCCAGTAGCCGCACGCCCAACAGGGTTAACAGATTGAACACCTGCGATGGAAATCAAATCACCCACTACAAAGTAGTCTGTAATATTGATAGTCGCGCCATCCATAACAATCGTGTTACCAGAAGAGACCGCACCGTTAACAAGCAACGTATCGCCTGAGTGAAGAGTTGGGCCCGCACCAGCAACGTGATGTTTGATATTCTGAGATTGGAATATGTCAAAGTAGGACAAGTGACCAATTGCAGAGGAGCGCACGATGTCTTCGTTGAATACAGGAGTGAAGTTATTTAACAACGCGCCTTTCAAGCTAGAGCCATCTCGTACAGTCATTGCCATGTAAGCATCAGACGCAATATTTACGCCTTGCTCAAGCAATTTCGCACCCGCAGTATCTACAGTGGTAAAGGAGTTAATCGCAACACCAGCTGTACCTGTAAAGAAGTTTAGTTCTTGTTCAGCAGCGCTTGCGATGTCTTTTTCCATCTGGGTAATTACTTCCTGAATTGCAGGAGCAATGAACAGACGGGAGAAGTCTTCAATACGCAAAGACAAATCTTGAATGGTGTATGCAATCAACGCATGGTATTGATGCGCAACCACAATCGTTTCAACAGTTTCTATGATTGATTGAGGAGTTGCTACGGAACCATCACCAACGATGAAATGATTCTGTCTACGAACTTGTAATGTATCACCGATTTTATAGCCAGAGGACACGAAGTCATCTTGATAAATACGTGATGCAGTCATTACAAACGGTGCATTGTTTGCGAACATTGCCAACGCAGTGTTTGACACTAGGTCGGTTGTAATAAATTGGTTAGCCATTTGCTAGTCTCCATTTAATCCTTTAAATGGGCACATAGCAGTGTTCCAAGAGTAGCTAGAGTTTATCCTTAAACTCTTGTCTCACTTCCATGTGCCAGCCTTCATCCGTTGTCTGATAACAGACGCTGGAGTTTTATCCGTAACGGCATTGGCGGAGTGGGCTGGGTTCGCTCTGACTTGTCCTAAGGGATTAGCCTTAGGTGGGCTTGACGTTTTACCGTTGTTGCCACCCATCAAAGAGAACGACAGCTTGTTCACTTCGCGTGCCTGATCTAGTGGATGGAGTCGTGAAATTCTTTCAAGTTCAGACTTGTTTTTGCCTAATCGATAAGCAACCTCAGCAGGATTTTCAACGAGTAACAGTGCGTCCCGCACATGTGGGGTAAACGGGACATCATCCCCTCTAACCACATCGTCAAAATCATCGTACTTGTCGGACGCTCTATCGAACTCATCATTCAAGCGTTGATACTGCTTGTGTACATGAGCTGCGCGTTGAGCATCTTGGGCTTGGCGCTCTTCGTGTTCCTTCGCTCCGAGAGCCATGCGTACGGCATGCTGTATTTTATCCTGTTCCGACATGGCTGGCGGGTTAGGCTGGCCGGGTGACGGGTAAGGATTGGAGTTGTATTGTTGTTGTTGAGGATTGGCGCTATCACCACCTAGCTGCGCTTGCATTCGCATTAAGTGCTCTTGCATTTGCCGCATTTCCCTTTGGTGTTTCTTGGCTTGCATCCCTAATCGCTTTTTAATGCTATAGGGCTCATCCTGATCTGCAATTCCCTGTTCTGCGTCTTCGCTTCCTAGCTCTTCCGCATCACCTGCGCCAACGCCACCATTCTCAACATCCTCATCATCTCCGCTTAACTGTTCAGCTAAAGCATTCTGATCTTCGTCCATGACTTCACATCTCCATTTCGATGCATTCTGCACCCTAGACCATACGGTTGGCCTGAGACCCTGCGAGAATCCTTCCCGCGCTTATTTAAAAGTATAGACCCATATTTCAATGTGCGTACCCCCATATATAGGGGTAACTAAAATAAATTAGTCATTCCCATTCTTATGTGGATTATTGTGTCTATGGATATCAGATAGGACTTGCGCAATTTTCGTTGAGAAGTCTTTCTCTGTTTTGTCAGCATCAAGCAATAGCTTGCCATGCTCAACTTTTAGATGTTGCTCCTCAAGACCCGCTTTGCGTTTCATTTCTTGAGCTTTTAGAATCATTTCTGCCTGTTCAAGAAGGTGTTTCTCTTTGCGAATCTTAAGCTCTTCCGCACGCTCTATAAGCTGTTGCTCTTCAAGGTGCATCTTTTGTTCGTTCATCATCATTTGTTGTTGCTGCGCTTTCATTTGCGCTTGCATCATTTGTTCTTGAGGGCTTGGCGGCTGAGGAGGTAACTGCTTGCCTTCTTCTTTAGCAATGATTTGAGGCGGTACCAATGTTTTAAAGCGCTCAGCAATCTGAGGCATAAATTGAACGTCCAGATTCTTGGCCCATAGATCAGCAATAAGCGGGAAGGTTTGAGGATTAGCCTGTATGGTTTGTTGGAAAAACTCAAGTGCCATGTCTTTTTGGACTGCAAAAGATGGGCCTGTGTCGATTTCAATATCATAGTCGCCACTATCCAAAGCATTATCGCGAATCGGTTCACCATTCTCACTTTCACCTATAACCTTGTTTAATGTGATGGACTCGGTTCGTCCATCCGCTTTTGAGACCACCATATGACGTTCTTGCTCACCCGCTATAACGGGCAGCAAATCAAGCACCACACGCCCGCCTTGTTCTATGGCTTGGTTTAGGTTATCAAACCAAACAAAGGCTGACATTGACCCCTCAAGCTTGCGCTCACGGCGTGCTTTACCGGACATGTCATGACCTTGAAGTGCCTCGTTTTCAGAGAAACCAAGGATTTCACGTATATCCTGTGACCCGCGCTGGAACTGCTGCAATAACGTACCGGATAGCTCCCATGGCGGCATTTTCTGCGGCATAGCGCCTGTTTTTGGATCGGGCTTCGCGGTAAGCATCCCTGCTTGTAATTCAGGGTTACGCCACATTTGCTCGTAGCCAACAATATTGTCGGGTGTGCCAAGCCATTGTTCACGTCTGCGGTTTTTAATTTCAGCTGCAATTTCAGAGCCAACGTAGTTAACAAACTTTTGCGCGTCTTTTGCTTCATGAATGAACGAACGGGTATATTGTTGTCCGTTAATGTAATTTGAATCACCATCTACAAAGATAATAGGCAAATATTTTGAAGGCCAATCAGTAAACTCAATAATTTGATTCTGGGTTAAGACGTATTGGCGAATCTTGTAATCCTGACTCATCCGCTCACCAATTATTTGCGGGATGGTTTTTCTAATCATGTCACCAACTACCTGAGACGCATCGGCAAGCTCCATTTGCATCTTGATATCTTCTTGCATGTCTTCCCACTCATCCTCGGTCACACTCCTGCCGTCATTGAGTAGATAAAGCTTAATAGGGAACCATTCTTTACGGGCATACTTACAAACCACTATGGTGTCTCTGGTTTCCCATTGGAAATCCAAGAGTGACCTTGGGTCTGAATAGGACACGGGGTTCATTACATGCGGATAGGTTGCGTAAAATTCTTCTTTTGTGTACAGGTATTGTCGCGCACAAAAATTACCATCACCCTTATGGGGTTTTAATGCTGTAGGGTCAAATGAGGTGCGTGTGGCATCTGGTATTAATTCAAAACGAATGATTTGATTAAATGACTTCGGGCTCTCATAATCTAGGCATATTTCAAACGCACCGTAACCCATCATAAGGGCTGATCTAAATGCTGTCTGATACACTAAATCGTTTTGTGATTGATAAGATATGGTTCGTACTAAGTCGGCTCGCAGGTCTATTTGCTTTTGCGTGGATTTCCCTGTTAGTGACCTTACCATTAAGTCAGGTTTATTTTTCCGTTGTTCACCCAATACTTTCTTGGTTGTATCGTACAATTTGTTGAACGTCATCGCTGGCTTAAATAGGCGACTAAACTCCGAGCGTTCGACCGCTGACCATTGGTCACGCAGCACAAAGTTCATGTCGTCTTTACCACGAGTCACGTTCTCACCAAAGTAACCCTCCCAAAGAACGAGGTCTTCGCGTGCTTTCTTTAAAACCTCTGCCTCATCAATACCTGCTTCAGCAAGTTTTTCGTTAAGCGCATCGGTTATGCTTTCGATGTCCTCAATGGCCATCTGTTCAGCAATGATTTCCATGCTTATACCCCTATTCCTTGGGTTAATGTAATCTGTCCTTAAGTAGCGAGTTCTACAATCCGATGTAAAACTCGCGTTTTACTTACTGCTATGCAGCGTCTTCTAGATCTACTTCGGCCTCTTTATCTTCGCTTGGCATTTCAAACAATTTCCAATCATCAGCCAATAAATCAGCCAAAGAGAAAATATAGTTACCAGCATTTGGGGATGGATGTAAAACAATCTTCCAAACGTGCTGCATACCCTTCATCATGGCAAGATATCCTTCTTCAATCCTCCATGCTTCACGACATAAGACTTCGCCTTTTTGTAATAGATCTAACGCTTCTTGCAACAACATATCCACTTCTCCATTTTAGTTTAAAGTTAAGGTAATACGGTCAATTGGCATGAGCCTGCAGTGAACACGGGCTTGTACCATTGATGACCATTTGATGCGACAGCCGCAACAAAATCGGTTGGCAGTAAACTTGCGTTTTGAGTCCGTAAATAGTTATCTAGGAACCCTGCAGCAGCTACTTCAGAAAGAGTGTTATTTGGACAATATAAACGTCCAATTCTAGGGACAACAGCGTTTGCTTCACCAGCAAAGTTAAGCAATAGTGTTATTTGTGATTGTTCTGCCATGATAATCTCCGTTTAATAAAAGTTAATTTCCTTACTAACCCCATACTATACCTCTACCATCGCAAGGATGGCATAATGCCCCTTCTTCATCGAAGGTAGAGCCGTTACAAATAGGACAGCGATGCGGTATCTTAATCTTACCAGTTTGCATATCAATAGCATCATCCATCATTTGACGTAACTGTTCTTGATTGTGTTTTAGGTTCTGCAAATCAACGACCATGCTCTTTAGGTCGTGCAACAAGCTGTGCGTTATTAACTCGGGGTTATCTATTTTGATGCCATCATCCATTGACTTCACCTTTAAATATTCCAATCCGTAACTCAGTATAGTTGCAACATCCATCATTTTCTTGCAAGCCCCTTAAGTGCACCATCATACTTACGAGTAATCTTACTCATAACCTCTTTGAACTGTCTTTCACACTCTAAGCATCGTTTTTTATCGTTTATTTGCGTAAAACGCCCGCAATAGTTACATCTGGTTGTTCCCATATTCCCTACTTAACTGAGAGCGTTCTAAGTGCCGCTTTTAAGTCATCAAGAGATACCTCAGCATGATCAATACCATCCGCTAACTTGATGTGTACCTGACCGTCACAATTGTTAACGCTAAGTATCACGCCTTTTTCGCCATCTAAGTCATCCACTACTACTTCCACTTTCATGCTATCTCCTTGTAAAAAATCTTTGTATTGCTGTAGGTAATCGGCCATACGGTGAGTATGATTTCCACGGTTTTCATAAATATAAACATTATCAGCGCCTATACACCGAGCTATGTGCCTAACCAATCCATGGTGAATTCTTTCTACACTTCCATGGGATAAACCAAACTCTGCGCCCACATCTTTTAGTGATCGGCCTGTATTATGGTATGCAATTGCAATATTAACATCCCTGATTTTATTCGGACTGCGTATGCTTTTAACCTTAAACACTAAAATATCCTCATTATTGGGTTGTACATATCAACTTTAGGTTGACTATTCATTTTATCAGACGCAATTCTATCACTAGCTATCTCAAGACACGCATAACCTAATGCGTCCATTGGGTGCGATGCCATATTTTTGTTAGGTTTGTCTTTGTAGCGCTCTTCACCCGATACGGCGACACGCGCAAACACATAGTCCTTAACAAAGCCTTTAAACAGAGTAGGGCAATTACGCCTATCAAGCAGCAGACCGGGCTTACCATCTACCATCTTATTCAGAAAGTATCTGACCGAGCCTAATCTTGGATCGATATCATTTGTCCTAGCGCCACGCGTTGGAATGCCTAACGAGTTAAGCTCACCAATACAAGACATCTCCTCGATGATTTCATTGCGTGAGTTTCCCGCAGGGTCACCAATAGATAACTCACCTACCTTGCAATAGGGGAAATCCTTTAATAACGATGGGATGACAATAGAGTCGGCAAACGTTCTTATACCCATACCATCGCCAACATACTCTTTTAGTATCAGCAATTGTCCACGAGCTGACAGCTGCATAACAACGCAAGCAGGAGTAAGACCAAAGTCCCAACCAAGAATGAGTTGTTCACCTTGGATAGCAGATAGAGACTCAATCGCGTGAAAGTCAGGATTAAACTCAGGATAAACTCGTTTACCAAAGCCAACAGAACCATATTCGCCAAGACAAAAAACCTTAACAAATTCTTGAGATTGTCCTTCTGCCAGCATTTCATAGTAATTACCCGGCAGATGATCAGCATTGTCCGCATTAGGGTTTCTAACCCACTTGTTGTCCTCGTCCTTAATGAGGCCAGGAGGTTGCTTGAATAGTTTGTGATGTTCAAATGCTTGCTCCTCAAAATCCTTGAATATCCAGTGATCGTCTTCCGGTGGGTTGGTATCAGCAATAATGCCTGACCAATAAGGCTGCGGACAAAACGCCTTTGAAGGATAGCGATTAACACGTCCTTTCATATGCGCTAAAGCCGCTTTAGGAACCTCGGACAACTCGTTGATATAACATCCTGTTAACTCTAAAGACTTAATCTTACGCACGTCCTCTGGCCTATCTAGGGCTATAAACAACAACTCAAGCTCTACAATCCCATGACCATCGTTAAACGTATGCTCGTAAGTCATGATAGGTTTTTGACGCTTACGCACATCACCTAAGTCCTCAAACCACGCAAGCCACGTTGCAAGTGTGGTGGTTGCTAGTTCTCCGCTTGTATTTCGTACGATTCCCCATCGACTCCTGCGCCGTCCGGAATGCCACATTGGCACACTACACGCTCTTCTAACAATTTCGGTAACTGCCCATGTAGATTTACCACTACCGTAAGGGCCCATAATGACACGCACAAAGCTGTCATCGAGATGAGCAATATTACCAGTCGCAGTCGGAATGTAGATTTTATCTTGCTCTCTTGCATGAATGGTCATCCTTGTGTCGTTAACTGTTATTTGGCGTTCCACGCCCTTCTGCCTTTGATACTCTATTTCGGCTATTCGTTTAGCTATTCCCGATGCAGTTAGAATCATTTATCAAGCACCTTTTTTGGAGGAGCTGTTTTATAAGCTGGGTGTTTATATGTGTCTCGCAGATTTTCTTGCGTGGTATAACGTCCACCACATTTGATACATTCACGCCGCCTGTAGATGTGATTGCTTCGCTCATCGCTGGTCGTGGACACAACCCGTGAGTCCGGATAGCCGCATGATTTACATTGCATCTACTTTCGCACTCCACGCAGGGTTCGTGAGCGCGTAGCTCTTGATACCGTAAGATGAGGCGGAGCAATATTCTCATCATTCTGTATTTCAGAATTTGGAACGCGCGTACTTTCATAGGACTTTTTCTTGCGTTCTTTTTGCGTCCACTTGTTCGGAATGACTGCCATGATTAACATCCTTATTCTTTTTAGCTAACCTACGAAGATTCCTAGCACTCAATGCCCTCTGAGTCTTAATCCTGCCACCGGGGTTTGCACACAGCTTCATTTCTTCTTAGCCTTACCCAACACCTTATTAGCTTTAGCATCAATCTTAGCTTTGCTGGCTGGGGATAATTTTCCTTTGTTCTCCATTTGGGTTGCTCGTGCTTTAGCGTTTGCAGCATGTGATTTATCAGGCATCGGATAGGCTTCGCGTCCGGGCAAGCCAAAATCAGACTTAGGTAGTTTATTGCGTTTAGCGGTTGTTAGCTTAGCCATTTAACACTTCCCTTTTTTCATGGGCTTCTTCATGGCTTTCGATTCGTCTTTGCGGGCTTTCTTCTCCATACCCACCTCACCATACGCTGCACCCACCGCACGCTTCTTGGGGTAACCAGCTTTCTCCATAGCTTTAACATTGTGAGCCATCCCTTTAGGTGTACCAGCTTTTTTTCCTTTCTCTAGTTTCATTTACATCGCTCCTTGATATAAGTGAAGGGCCGTTAAGCCCTATAAGTTATTTATTGAATATGACACCGCTTATGTCTTTCTTCCCATAATTGGCTTTGCTTTGAGGTGGCAAATTGCGTGATGCACCAGCTTCTGCGTAAGTACGAGTTTCTTGTTTAGCTTCACGCTCAAGGTACACGTTGTTACGTGTTTTTAAATAGCCGTCTGGTTTAGGTGATGTATACTTAGCGCCCATAGTGTATCTCCTTATGTGGGTTATTCCGTTGGGATGTCGTCTTTAGTTAATTTACCCTCTTTCTCAAGTCTATCCAATCGTTCGTTCATTTCAATTATGCCAGCTTGTGAACTGAAGTGCTTATAATGCCTTCGCTCTAGCTTCCACGCAGCAGCTTGCCACGCACCATCGTTCATTGCCTTATCTATCTTTTCAAGCCATACAAGGGCTGTTAGACCCTCTGCTTCTTTTAGATCCTTGAAGAATTGGATATAGTCGTCCAATTTTTCATCGTTTGCTTTCTTTTTCCAGTTAAGCAAAGTTGTATAATCTATGCCCGCATAATCACATGCCATGGAATAGGGAGCACCCTTTCGAATAGCAACCAAGAGCTTCTCTTTAATCTCTGGAGTGAACTTTGTAGGTTGCCCACGTTTATTTTCTGTCATGGAGCACCGCCTTCTTGCCCGTGAACTTTTCCCATCGCGCAACAATTACATCGCAATACTTTGGATCTAACTCCATCATAAGCGCCCGTCTATCGCTCTTCTCACACGCAATCATAAGCGTGCCTGAACCTGCGAACGGGTCATACACATACTCACCGCTATTGGTGTGATGCTTAATAGACCGATAGAATAGCTCTACAGGCTTTTGCGTTGGATGTTCTGTCTTATCGTCTTTAGAGCCTGAGTTAGACATATTAGGCGCACTAAAATCCCATACGGTAGTTTGCTTGCGATCACCCTTCCAGTTCGACTTTGCTCCCTTCTTAACAGCGTACCAACAAGGCTCGTGTTGCCAGTGATAGTTCGACCGACCCAATACGAAGTGTGACTTATTCCAAATGATTTGCTGCTTAGGCTCAAAGCCCGCGTCACGTAAGTTACTCATTACCACATCGGTATAAGCACTCGCGTGCCAAACGTAAGCTATAGATCCGGGGAATAGTGTGTAGGTATCGTACCAATCAGACCTGTCGTCATTCTTAACCACATTTTCGTTGTTCTTGCCACCGCGGGCTTCATTACGCCATGACATATCCAATTTAACGCCATACGGTGGGTCTGTGACCATCGTATTAGGTGCTTGACCGTCTAGTAGTCTGTCCACATCAGTTTGAACAGTAGAGTCCCCACACAATAGCCTATGGTTGCCAAGAAAATACAAATCACCAATAACAGTCTTAGGCTCCTCAGGTACATCAGGACACTCATCATCATTGCATAGACCTCCAATCTCTAAAGGCTGCATGATTTGGTCTATCTCATCCCTACTAAACCCTGTTAACGAGGTATCAAATTCATTTGCCTTCAAATACTCAAACTGGTTTTGCAATATGTTGAAATCCCAACCTGCATTAAGAGCGAGCTTATTGTCGGCTATGACATAGGCTGCCTTGTCAACATCGCTTAAGCCTTTCAGTATCACGCATGGTATTTCGTCTATGCCTACTATCTTCGCGGCTGTTATACGGCAATGACCTGCAATTATTGTATTGTCTTCATCGATTAGAACAGGATTGGTGAACCCAAACTTTCGCATGGAGTTGCACACTTCCTCTATTTGAGCCTCACTATGAGTACGTGAGTTTTGTTCAAAAGGATTTAATATCCCAATTGAACGCGTTGTTTGTTCATGTGTAGGTAAAACAGCCATTACACAAATCCTTTTGTGATGATCATTTCAATAAATGTATCTTACTTCTTTTTGTTCTTCAATACGAGCATAACAGCAAATAAGACAACAGCTTCAAAGCCATCCGCCGTAGAAAGTAACGAGTGAAATTCATTGCTGTCTATCACCCCATCTGAGAGAGCAGCAAAAAGGTTGGTTAAGAATGTCACAAAGCACAAAATTGCTGGAATACCAATTGCAACATGAGGCTTCTCTTTTAAGAACTGCCGTAGCTTATCCATGGCTACTCTCCTCTAAGTCTACATATTTATTCTACTAGTTCAAAATGCACCAAATCTTGAAACTTGTTATCGGTAATATCGTAATCCCTATCCCAATCACCACCAAACCTAACGCTATGCGTCATCTTGCCTTCATCCTTTAGCTTTTGAGCAATACCCATAACGTAACCCGCAAACCAATACATTCGCCTGTCGTTCTTCCAATCAATAGGATAAGGAATCACATCAACCGCCATTGATGGCCGATGATTGTGTTTTCCATGAGGCCAGTGCAATTGTGTATTGCCTGATGCAAATGCACGTTCTTGGTCTGTCTGATTTCGATAGCCTTCAAGAATTGTGCAATCAAATGTCTTAATCACCTCAAAGAATAGCGCCTGTAAATCCAAATGGCATGTCGATAACTTGGAGAATGATGATTGACTAAACTTTGGCATGTGACCCGTCCTTGTCTAATTGTTAATTTAATACTAGCACAGGATTTCATTAGGTAAAGAAACCCGCCGAAGCGGGCATCTAATAAGGAAGGATCATGAATGAAGAAATCAAATTAAGTTAGGAGATAACTTTCTATAATTCTTTTTCCATCTATCCAACCGTAGCAAAATTCCCCTGCAAAGCCAACACTTTTTACCTGTTCTATAAACTTTTCTTGCGCTATCCACGTAGGTGTAGAACGCTCGGACTTTGTGTACTTTTTATTGCGCTTAACCTCTAGCCATAACCCCGGGTGTGTCTTTGTTGGCCAATAAATGAACAAGTCACTTACTCCCGGTCTTAGCCCTAACAGTTTTAAGTTATAGCCTTGTATCTCTGTGCGTTTTCCCTCGTTATTATTTTTACAAAAGAAGTCACGAACAATTGGGTGGTAACTTAACCACCTCACTAGCGCCCGCTGTTCCTGACTCTCGCTGGGTATTAGGTTTCTTAGCGTCATCCTTGACATCCTCGTTACCGTAGAGCTGCTTCATTAGCTCCATCATATTTTTGTGGTCTTTCAAATTAACAACCTTCTTACTGCTTCTTTTCATTTTTAAGAACTTCCTTTTCTTTCTGGGTAATATTTTAACTGTTCAACCATTTCTTGATAACAAGCAATAGCCTCCTCTATTTTTTCATCAGGGTGTGCCTCAACAACCTCATTCCAGTGCTGACGCACAAACTCAATATCATCTCCACCGTGCCCATCAGAAACTTTTTTAATCAGAGAAAACAAATAATTCTTGCGAGCTATCCATAGCCCTTTGTTCATCCATTACTCTCCCGTCCAGTTCTTGTAAACCTTTTGTGGCCCACCACCTCGTCTATCAGAGGCTTTCGGAGATTCATCGTTAACACGCTCGTTAGGCGGTATGTAGCCTGACTCCTTTAAATGTTTAGCCGTGTCCTGCTCTGCTAAAAATTTCATTCTAGCGTAAGCGTATGGAATAGGTAGGCTCAAAACAAGCTTCTCAGGGATAGCCATCAAATAACGCCTGTACTCCTTGTACACCTCACCATCAAAGTTTCTACCGCCAATTTTTATCTTATCCTCTGGGAACTCAGGGTGCTTTTGATCTTTAAGCTGCATCTTTCCTTCATGCGCACGCCTTTCGTACTCCTGCATTCTTTGTTGCCATCCAATATGCTCTTCACGCGTTAATGTTTTGGACGGCTCATCAAGCAAAGGCGTGGCGTTGTGTTCGCTTAACTTATTCCATAAGGCGTTAGGGTTGGCTCTAAACTCAACAAGGCAATCATCGTAAGCTGTGCGCGTTTTACGCCGTATCTCCTCTGCTGTTCCGTTTTTAAGTGCCCATGTACCTATGCGGTCATAGACAAGTTTTACCATTGGGTGGTCAAACTGTCTTGCGACCATCCGCTTTATTATTTCATCCTCGGATGGAACACCGGATATCTTTAAGCACAGGTCAATTAGCTCACCTAGTGTTGGCGGGTGTTTTTTGTGGATTAAGAACACTTGGCTTACGGCTTTACGCAGTATGTCAAACTCGAACCCTTTTAACCCGTCAAGCCACGTATCAATACAATCAAGCCATTCATCATCTGCCTTGTGCCTACTAGACCAGAGGTGACCGTAGACACTAGAGAACTTAACAAAGAGCTTGCGTATTAAATCCCGATCAATTGAACGGGTTAACGCTGTTACCACGCTCGTCATAAGTTACCCCTGCATCGCTTTTGCCATACATCACGTTTGAGAACGACCCGTTACCTGTAGAGGCTTCTTTTGGCCTACGGTAGATAATTTCGTCATTCCATCGTTCGTTGTTTAGGTAGGTTGATGCGTGTGGTATGAATTGTACGTCTTGCCATTGTGCTTCATTCGCTAGGCGGTTCAAGATGTCTTTGCAGATAAGCGTTACGATTGTGCTGTATTTCTTTCGCTCCCATATTTTCTTGGCTCTGAACTTGTTTTTCTTTACGGGGTATATTTTCCAGAATTCCTCAAAAGCATCGTCTACGGTCACGCGTGCAACTTCTGTTGCACTATAATCTTTTAAAGATATTTCTTTATAATCCTCTTTTCTCTCTAAATCTCTTTCTTTTCTAATGTCCGTGTTCACCGGATCCGGCTGAACCGGATCCGGATTATCCGGAAGCGGTTGCACATCTATGTGCACATCCTCTACAGGCCGCTCTGTATCTAGGAAGTCATCCCCGTTGAGCACAATATAAGTCGTGGAAATATGTGTGCCTTTCGCGCTTAATTGCACATTCCTGATTAATAGGTTTGTGCGAATTAGGTAGTTTAATATTGAGTAAATTTTATCCTTCCCGATTTGGAAGTGTTTTCTTAGTTGGTGGGGATTTAACGTCCATGATTCACTGCGGCTTTGAAGATGACACCATATTGCTAACGCCTCAAGATTTCTGCACTCTTGTAAGGTCTTGTTTAATATTTGTGCGAATGGTTTGGAATCTTGAGTAAGTTTGCCAGACTCAAAAACTGGCTTGTATTTTTGCACCGACATAGCGCGTCCTTTTTAGTATTAAAGATTGACCTATCCGTAGTCATAGCTATAATTGCGTGAAAGCCCGTAAATGCTTTATACTTGTTTTGTAGCTACTACTACAGACAGATCCCAGAGTGCCGTGTTTCTAGCACGGCCACTCACTTCCACCATCCTAGTACACAATCAAAAATAATGTAAGCCCTACGACTACATATAATTAAATGTATTGATCTGCTATATTTCCTATTGCATGCACAAATAAATAATGGTACATTTGATTATATGAACATTGTTGTTAGATAAAAGGAAGATAAAACATGAGTAAAGAACAGGTAGAGGTTAAACATTTCAACATGAGAATGCCAAGAGATTTATGGCTGTTCTTAAAGCATTCAGCCGCATCACAAGGGACTTCTATGACAGATATCATTGTGGATTGCTTAGATAAATATAAGAAGAAAATCGAAAAGAAGTTGACTGAAACTGATGCGTATGTATAATTGTAGAAAGGTATAAAAGAGGCAAGGAAGTAAGGTGTTGAGATGCAGGATTGCCGTCCCACATCTCAATGAACATAAATAATCCGTAGCAGGAGTTAATAAATGAACACTAGCAGTGTATCGCATAGTTATGCGCAAAATCAACAGCCTTCATCATGGATTGATGATCCGTTCCAACTAGGAACATATGCTGTCAAAGGAGTGACGAAGGTAATGAGCCACAAGCGAAACCTTGAAAACTATGCCGAAGAATTGGTGGCACAGTACGCTAAATTCGATGGCGACCATTACGAGCTTTACCTTGATATGCTCCCCGAGGACGTTCAAAACGAACTAGCACAATACTATATTGAATCAATAGACCGCGAAATAGAATGGGCCTGTTACGGCCAAGACGAGTCAATCAATAGCAGCTATTTGTGCGCCCTCCTAGCAATGCTTAAAGACGACTCCAAAGAAAACCGCGAACACTTTGCTGAGGTAACACGTCAAAACATACTCTCTTACTACGCTAAAGCACTTGACGATGTTCTTGATCAAGCATGCGACAGCTATCACCACGCAATAAATAACGAGCAAGGATTGTACGCCAGCCAAGACCAAGAAACAGGTGAAATTGTGTGGGGTAGATTCTAATGGAAGACACTATCGGTCAATACAAGTTTGTCGTTAAAGAAGAACCAACCAAAATATTTTTTTACGAGATAACAAAACCAACCAATGAGATTGTGTCATCGAATGAAACGTTTGATTGCGAGGCACGGGCTAGATTAGCAGCAATTGGGCATATATCGCTTATGGAAAAGGGAGAACTATGATGGTGATGCGTGATCAAATTACACCCAGTGAAAGACTTAGATGCACACGTTTTAGATGGTTTGGTTGGTTTCGTAAGAGATAAATACTTTATTCGCTTATTCGGTTAAAAAGCGAATTTTGGGCGAATGAGCGAATATGGGATTTATTTCGTAGACCTTAAATGGTCATTATTAAACTAGTAGGAGAGTTACAATGGCGTTAAGAGCAAAGAAACCAGAGGCAATTGAGAAGCGTTTAAAAGCCCTATTTTATGGTTCTGCCGGGGTCGGCAAAACGACCGCAGCAATTCAATTCCCTAAGCCTTATCTGATTGATACGGAGAAAGGTGCTGAGAATGACCAGTACATTAAAATCCTTCAAAAGTCTGGCGGTGTTGTATTTCAAACGACCGACTTTGACGAGCTTATGAATGAGGTTAAGGCGTTGCTTACAGAAAAGCACGAGTACAAGACTTTAATTATTGACCCCTTAACGACCCTTTATAACGACCTTCTAGACAAGTCAGCGCTTAAGAATGGCACAGAGTTTGGTCGCCATTATGCTGATGCAAACAAAAAGATTAACCACCTGATTAATTTCCTGTTGAGGCTTGACATGAATGTGATCATAACGAGTCACGCTAAAGCGGTTTACGGCGACAACATGTCTGTTTTAGGCAATACCTTTGATTGTTACAAAAAATTAGACTACCTTTTTGACCTAGTGTTTGAGATCCAAAAGCGTGGCAAACACCGTGTTGGGTTAATTAAAAAGTCACGAATCGAGGCGTTCCCAGATACAGAGACGTTCGACTTTTCATACAAAGAGGTGGCCGAGAGATACGGTAAGGCGATATTAGAGCGTGACGCTGTAGCGCAAGAGTTGGCTACGGGTGAGCAGCTTAAAGAGATTGTGCGCTTGATTGATTTAATCAAAGTGCCTGAAGAAACCTATAGGAAATGGCTAGATAAAGCTGGGTCTGAGCGGTGGGAAGAAATGCCAAAAGATGCAATACAAAAGTGTATCGACTTTCTAACATCTAAAATCAAAGGTGAATAATGATTATTGGTCTGTTGTGTGTGGTTGTCGTTTTTGTAATAGCGTGCAACTTATTCGCCATATGGATTGGCTGAGTTAAATAATAAGGAGAGTAGCAAATGTTTATGTATGACGTAATGAGCGAACAAGAAGCAATCGAAGAGCGGTTTAACCTC